TGGTAAGGAGTTCTAAAAGGTTTAAATGGATTCTCTACAATTCTAATTACTTTATCTCTAATCATCCAAACATTAACTTGGACTTCTTCTAAATCATCAATTGATTCATCAAGTTCTAGACCTTCTTCTCTAGCACTCATTGCATCTATTGTTCCCCAATATTCTAATACTTCAAATCTATTTGATTCAATATCAGGGTATTGACTTTTTTCTAAATCTATATCTGTTTCCCAAGATTTTTTATTATACTTAGCACCCATCTTAATACATTCAAGTATTTGTTCTTTGTTAAAGAAAGGTCTATTAACTAAATCTAAAACTTGGTTTCTATTTAATCTATGTCTTTGAATTACAAATTCTGCTTCTTCCATTGTTCTAGCATTTGGGTCTGGATAAAAATCCCATACACTAACAAATTCCATTTTAGGAACTTTAACAGTTTCAGGTGTATATTCTCTACCATTACCTGTTTCAGTATACTTATGTAAAGTTTTATTATAAGTAAAAGGTCCTTTAATAATTCCTGTTCCTAATAAACAAGATTCAAAGATTGCATTTCTTAATTCAATACTACCATTTGATTCTTCTATTTGGTCTAAGATTAATTTTTCTAATCTTCTTGCTGCAATCTGTGCAGGTTTAATTTGTGGCATCTCAGGACTTGGAGCTGGTCCAGAAGATAAATTTGCTTCTTCATATTCTTTTTCTAAAGAACCTAATTTAGCATTTCCATTTAATGTATCAAATGTAGTACCAGGAGCTAAATCATTTCCATCACCAGGAAAACCTAAACCACCATTTAATCCTGACATAGGTGCTTCACCAGGAACATAATCCATATTACCTTCTATACCTGGAATAGGTTGTTCATTTTCATTCATACCCATTTGTTCTTTTAATGGATTTAAATGAGCATATTCATCTATACCTTCAGGTACTCTAGTTTCTTGAATAGTTAATGGAAATTTATTTGCACCAAATAGTACATCAATCAATTGACCATATGCTGCTAATACTTTTGTCTTAGTTACTTTAACAAAGACTCTAGATTTTTCATGGTCTCTAAAAGCTACATTCTTAAAATATCTTCCTCTGTAATTATGGAAAGCTTGTAACCATCTATCTTCATCATCTTCTCTAGTAGTCTCACATTGAGAAAATCTAGAATTAATTTGAGAAACAAGAGCAGAAATTTTTTCTTCTTCCTTCTCTGTTTCCATACCTGAAGTTGGTTCTAACCTATCTTTAATCTGGTCGTAAGTAGCCATATATAATTCCTTAAATTATTTGTGCAGTAATATAATAATACACTTAATATTACCTCTTGTCAACTATTTTCTTAATTTCTACGATAACACTATTAGGGATGATAGTACTATTTCCAATCTCTTCAATCTTACCTGTCTCTTCATCAGCTAGAGAATAATCTCCAAATATTCTTGTAACTCCATTAGTTTGAGTTAATAAATGACCTTTTGTAACACATATTGGTAGTTTTGCTTTCTTACAGCCATCAATAGATTGCCATGAGCTGTCTGAACAAATATCCAACCAGTATACAGAAACCAATGGATATTTATCTATTTCTCTTGTAGCTCTAGTATTTAATTTAATTTTCTTTTTAACCATTCCCTTTCTTCTCCTCTTGCTGTTGTTTCATTTTACTAAATCCTTTTTTACCTTTACCATAAGGTTGAAACTCTCCTTTGCCTTTTACTTTATCCTCTTTACACCAATCTGTAAATTGGTCTTTGATTCCACCAGCATCTGAGTATCTGTATATATTCATCTTAAATACTTGATGAATATTATCTTGTTTTAAATATTCTTGTAGTTCTTCATATGACATTACTTCATCATACTCTTCATTAGTTTGAGTATTTTTAAATGTATATAAAGGCATTAAAAATACTTTCTTAATACATGAAGCTGGTCATCATACTTAGCTATCATTTGTAATTCTTTTTCAATAGTTTCTACAATATCAGAATGTTCTCCAATACCTATAGAGTTATTTAAATATATTTCTACATTAGCTGAATGTTTTTTTATATGTCCTTCTGCGTGTGCTATTAAACTTTCTTTTATTTTATCTCTCATATTAATATCCAAATGTTGGGTCTGATGGTGTCCATCTTTTTTTGTTTGTCATTTCTTCCCAGACTGATGTAGTTCTAGGTCTAGACATAACTAAATATCTTAATGCATCATAAGCATGGTCAGATGCTTTAGTATCTACATCTTCTGGTCTACTAGGGTCAATCGGTATAGATTGAATCTCTCTAATTAAGTTAGGGCAAGATTTAAATATCTGAAGCTTTGGTCGACCTTTGTCGTTTAATTTTAATCTTTCATGTATTTGTATCTTGCCTTGAATTCTGTTCTTGTCAGCTCTTCTAAGCTTATGTCCTGCTCTTGTTAGTACTTCCCCTACAGTTGGACCAGTAGCACCAGTCCTTGACCATGCAGCTCCATCTAACACACCACTTACAGATAGTCTATCTTCTTTTTCAAACTCAAATATTCTTGTAGATAAATCTTCACCTGTTAATCCTTTTTGATATAGTTCTCTATAAATAATTAATGTTTCATCAGTAGGGTCTACTGCTCCCCATACTACTGCAGATTCTGCTGCATAACCATAGTCAATTCCTTTTACTCTAATCCAATGTTTAGGTAATTCAAAAGGTTCTACGCAATGTGTATCATAATCAAATTCTGTAAATGCTGCTCCTTCGGCAACATCCCAATTACCTTCTAATAATTGTTTTCTTTGTACAGCAGGTAATGATTGTAACATCTGCTCGTACTTACCATCTTCAGATAGATATGGGTTATC